CAGTACGCTCAGTAGCAATCAAAATAGCAGTAGACTCACCAGACACATCATAATCAAAAGACCAGTCATCAACCCAACCCTCAAAAATAGTATTTAAAGTTGGAATCTCAATAAACACCCAAGTAGCCCTAGGCAACACCGAACCATAAAAAGCAGAGCCAGTATTAGTAGGGTCAAACTCCCTACCCATGTTCTTAAAAGTTACAGAAGCCGTACCAGGCTGGAACGAATCAAGAACCCTATTCTTACCCAAATTAACTGAAACATTTAGGACATAGTTAGTAACAGTCCAAATCTCGCTACCATCATTCAAGCCAAGAAGGACACGAACGCTATTCATTAGTTACCTTTTCTCCAAGTGTAACCCTGAGTCTTTTCAGCAGCCTGAATCTGCTTGATAAGAGTACGACCAATCTCAGCATCAGTAGCACCATAAGGAACATTCACAGTCAAGTTATAGGTAACGGCCTTTTCTCTAGCTTTCTCAAAAGATAGGTAATCAAGAGCCTGACCTGGAGCAGTAAACGGATTCTTTATCGCACCTGGAGCAAACGAGAACATGCCTTCTTTACGAGGCTTACCAATAGGAGCAAGTGGGCCAGAAGTTCTAGGCTTAAACAATTCTGACATGTCCGCAAACTTAGGTTTAGCATCCTTCTTAGGCTTTTCAGTTTCAGGTTTCTTCTTATCATCAACCTTGCCTTTCAGGAAATCAACAAAATCACCTGCAGCAGTACCCTTCAAAGACTTAGTAATTTTCTTGTACTCTTCAGCAGTCGCATTACCCATAGCAGTACCCATACCAGTACCCACAGTAGTAGCTGCAGCGTTCAACGCTTCCTGCTGAGATGTCAAAGCATCAATAAGACCGTTGCCCATAGCAGAGCCACTATCCTTCATGGATTTAGCAATCTTAGCCCCAATGTCACCAGACACTTTTTTAATGTCAGTGTAAGTTTTATTTAAGCCTTTGACACCCTCAGCACCAGAAGCCAAAATAGCTTCAGCAGTAGCATTACCAGCATCAGGGCCAGCAGAAGCAATCTGACTCAACAACTCAGGGTCTAATCTAGCTGCAATCAAACTGTCCAGATTTTTGCTGAAAGTAGTCAACTTCATCAAGTTATCTCTAAAGCCACTAACCATGTCTTTAGAGGTGTTCTTGACACCAGTAACAACAGTCTTAAACTTGCCATTTAAGAAAACAACACTCTCAACAATGCCATCGGCAGTATCATCAAAAACATTAGTAATGTCAAAAGCACTCAACAAAGATGACTGAATACTCTTAGCGTTCTGCACCAACTGATTGATACTTTGAGTAGTTTCCTTGACCTTCTTCGTAGCATCATCAGCCGCATTACCAACACCATCAATGTTTGTTACAGGCAACTTCTTGGACAACTGAGAAGTCATAGAAGAAACCGAACCAGTCAAACCATCAGTAGCAACAAGGCTCAAAGACACACGCTCGTTATAGTCTTTCAACGCATCATTCATGCTGTTAGTAGCTTCAACCGCACCAGGCACACCACCCAGATTAAACAAGAAACTTAGACCATCAATAATCATGTTAAGCAAAACAGTTACAATGGCAATAGCAGGGCCTAGCACCGCTCCAAACACGTTAGCTAAAAATGTAATTAACGGAATTAACGGTTTCACAACAGTACCCACAAGTTTAAAGATGCCAGCCAACGGAATAAGCAAAGGAGTAATTAGTTGAATCAAAACCTCAATGATTGGCATAAGAGCATCAACCAAAACTAAAAACGCATCAATCGCAGGTTGTACAACAGGAGTCAAAGCAACAATAACCTTAGACAGCAAAGCAAACGCAGGGGCAAGGCTCTTACCTAAAGCATCAATCACAGGCATCATAGAAGTCAACAAGTTAGCCAAAGGTTGAGTCAAAGTAGCACCCAAACTAGCCTTCAAGTTATTGAAAGCCGCAGCAAGGTTTTTCTGCTCAGTAAACAAAGTTCCAGATTGTTGCGCATAAGCGCCCTGAGCATCAGTAGAACGTTGATACAAGATGTCTAGACGGGCTTGAGCCTGAGCGTTACGCAACGAAGCGCCCTCAAGTTTGTTTTGCCCTCTAGCAGCCAACAGAGCGTTTACTTCAGCTTGCTTCATAGCGACACCGAACTTTTCAATCGGGTCGTATTCACCTCTAAACAACGCTGTCATACCAGTCAACGCTTCAGAAACGTCATAACCATAAGTAGCAGCCAAGTCCGAAGCCAAACCAACCAGATTCTTAGTTTCACCAGCCACAGTAGACATCTCAAAGCCAGACTGCTTTAGAACCGAACCTAGGAACGTAGAAGCCCTAGCAGCTTCAACCTGACTCAAACCAATAGCCTGAGCATCCTTAGCGAACTGCTGCATATCAGGAGTCAAATCACCAAAAACGTTACCCAAACCAACCATGTTACGGTCAAGGTCACGAGCCGCAGTAACAGCATCCTTCACAAAGTTGATAGACCCCACAGTAGCCATAGCCGCACCAGCCGCTAAAGCCACACCCTTTAAGTTCTTGACAACCCCAGCAATAGAAGAAAGACCGCTCTTAGCATCCCTAATACCCTTAGCATCAAAAACCGAAATCAGAGGAACAAATATAGAACCAGCCATCAGCCACGCATCCTTCGGTTAATCTTTCCGTAAGCCCTACCCAAAGCAGCATCCATCTTAGGGATAATCAGTGGAATCGCCTTTTCAGCTGCAGGATAAATCATCTTAGATTTCTTAGTAGACACACCTAACTTCCTGCCCAAAGCAGTAATCATGTGTTCACCCTGACCATTAATACGGTGGTCTCTATAACCACGCTTATTACCGCTATAAGTGTAAATACGGGTGCGAGAATTCTTATTCAGATATTTACGAGAAGTACCAGCCAAGTCAGCCATAACAGTAGCCGCATTATCAATCTTCAAGCGAACAATAGCCGCCTGTGGCTTCCTGTTCCTCACAATGTTTTTGCGAGCTTTACCAGCAGGAATGGTCTGAATACCAACCGAATCAACAGGGCGATTATTGTTCTTGCTATTCGCACCCCAAGTCAAACGACCAGGAACAGCAATAGGAAAGAAACCAGAACGGCTACTCTGACGCTTCTTCACATGCCTACCAGTTGTAGGTGGCTCAGAAGGAATCGCCTTCATTACAGCATTTCTAGCATCTTTAGCAATAAAGCGATACTCTGCTCGTAACTGAGTAACAAGAGTCGGTTGAACACGATTCAACTCACGAATCAACTCTTCATAATTAGTGATGTACATGCCAGCACTATTGCCCTTATTGAACAATACAGCCATAAATCACCACCAATCTCTTATATTCTATCCCCTAGATTGTTGTTGACTTCGCCATACAAGATACCTGCCCATAGTCCACAACATGCGGTCACTACACTCTAAAAGAGCGTTAGGGCTAATACCTGTTTCAACTGCAAGAGAAGCGATATACCAATGTGCGGAACTATCGCCCAGACCGACTATTTTGGGTCTGTTTCACTCGCCTTAATAGAAGCTACATCATCAACCCAAACTTCAAACTCTTTGGTAGTTGACTTAGTGCGAACTTCAGATGACCAAGCTAAAAACAGTAGGTGAGTAAGTTTTACATTCGCTTCTAGCACAGCAACTGACAAGTCAAACTTGGTTTCAAATCTAACTATGTCAGCTGCTGAACAAGAAACTTCTTTTTCTTCACCAGAAACAAATTCAATGCGTAGGTTTATTTTCAATTGTTTTCCTTAGTTATTAGGCTGTTGCACGAGTTACAGTTCCTGATGTCGGCCAGGTAACTGAAAGTGTAGCGATATCCCCGACTGAGGCCGAGAATGGTTGGTACTGGCTGACAAGGCAAATCGCAGTCCACGCAGGGTTGGTGGCAGAAGTTGCAGAGCTTGTCGGGTTTACTACCACAGTAGCGTATGAACCTGCTGTGAATAGTGGTGCTAGAACGGCATCAACCGCACCTGCACCGAAGTCCTGGAAGAAGTTTAGGGTTACAGAGCCTGACCTTAGACCAGCAACTCGTGTTCTCCAACCGCCACCAAAAGCTGTGGTTTCAATTTCATCTAATGAAAGGTCAAGGCTTACGCTCTGGAGAACATTAGAAAATGCTGTTCCGTTGACTGTAATCTTGTGGTCTGTTGCTACATAAACCGCCATTTAATGTTCTCCTAATTTGCTTGAACAGCACAGTCAAACTCTGCTGTTAGATATGTGTTATCACCGATAATTACTGAGCCGTAGTTTCTCATATCAGATACTATCAAATCAAAACAACGACCCGAAAGTGTCCTATCTGATTCTATCGCACTTTTTATACTAGATGCACCTGTTGGTGCGCAGTAAGCATCAAGATTTGTTTGAGCAGTACGCTCAGAAACTCTTGTCACAAACACAGATACAACAAAGTTGTAGGTGCTAAACCCATTCTTGAAAGCCTTGTGATACTCAATGTTCTGTGGAGTAACAATAGCCATAGGTGGGTTTGGGTTATCAGGAACGAAACTAGAAACTCTTAGCCCAACAATGGTGGAAAGGTTTTCAGCTATACCCTCACGCAGCTCAGTCAAACTAGCCATTAGCCCTGATTCCTAATCTTACGGTAACTGTTCAACAACATAGCCACATCAGGGTCAATACGGTTAGACACCCTAAAGAAACCTGTGTCGGGGCTAGAAATAACACCTAGCGGAGAGTCAAGACGTTTGAAGATACGCATAGCCTGAATGATAGTTGCTTGCTTTATCGCAGCAGGAACAGCACTCCAACCCCACACACCAGTAACCTGGACTGTAGCGATGTCCTCTTGACCATAACGACCCTCATAACGGTAACGAGTATTACCGTCAGGGAACTCATAAGTACCTACAGCACGAATACGAGTAATAGGCCACCCAGCCAAACCATCAGCGACACCATTCAACGGTTCAAGCTGATAGTCCACCGCAGACCAAACCTGGTCATAAGTTTTGTTTAACATAGTTGACACAGCAATCTCAGAGATAGACACAGCATCATCAATCGCCACCACGTCATTGTGGTCTGGCACAAACACTCTCACAGCAGTTCCAGCGTTATAGAAATTACGCATAGTGTACTCATCAATCATGCGAGAAGCAGACTCAATCGCCAACTCTAGCAACGAGTCATCCACGCCATCCTGAATACGGGCAGCAGTCTTTACATCATTTAGTGTGGCATAGCCATTTGCAACAGGCACAATAACTCCTAGTCTTTCCTACCAATTTTACCGTCATTTACTATACGGGCTTTCAGGTCAGTAGTGCTGATACCTTGCGTGTAAGGGACATAACATAACTGGATAGCGTGGTCATCCAACCATTCCTGAGTGAACTGCATCTGCTTGTAATAGTCCTTCTTAGCCCAGTCATCACCAATAACCACAAAGTCAGGAATCACGTTTTCTATCGCAGGTTTACTATCAGCCCCACCAACATTCTCTACAACCGAATCCACATACCTACAACCAAGCAAGATTGCTCTGCGCTCTGCATAAGACATGATAGGTGGCTTACCCTTATAGGTGGCTATAAACTCGTCAGTGTTTAGACTAACTACTACACGACCATCAGACCCAGCGATACGCCTACAAGCCTTCAAAAACGTTATATGACCTGAATGTACCAAATCAAAAGTCCCACCTGTATAAACTACTCCCACGAGTTGTCCCGTCTAATCTGTAAAGACCACACACCTTCAGAGAAATCCTCGTCAGCGACCTTCTTAGCAAACAAAGCACCATTACGGCTAAAAGTCACGTTGTTTTGACTGTGAAAGCCACTAGCCAGCGTAGAACTATTGTCGTGTTCTAAAGCTGCGTGAATAAAGTTAGCTTCAAAGCCAGCGTTCAAAATACGTCTCTCATAGTCGTTGTCCTCAAAGTAGATAGGGTGAAAACGCTCATCAAACAAACCCACATCCTTGACAACCTTTTCACCCAACACAAAGCCACTCCACTTAGGGAAAATGCTCAGAAAGTTGATAGTGGTCGTGTCAACCTGCTTACTAATCTTCTCCAACGCCCCAGGCTTCAAAACCGAATCATCATTCAGCAACACCCAATACGGGGCAAACGGAGTTGACTTCACAATCAAGTTCAAACCGCCACCATAACCTAGCCCATGCGGAACTTGAATAAGCCACATCCGCTTAACCAATTCAGGTTTCACAGGCTGATACTCCTGCAACCCCGAATTATCTACAATAACTAAATCCTCAACAGGATAGTCAATACTTGCCAGCAACCTGTCCGCCAAATCAAAGCGTTTCAAGGTTAGAAAGCCTAGAACGGGTATCATGCCAGAAGTTTCTTCAATACTGGTAGCCAATGGTAAGTCCAAACGCTTTCCACGTCAAACTGTTTTACGAAGTCTATGCTTTCTTGTGAGCGTGTGCCACGAAGTTTGTAGGCTTCTTCAAGAGCGTTTACGATACTAGGAATCAACGGTACTTGCCACCAAGCGTTTTGACCTGCATCCCAAGACGGCTGACCGTCAACAAGCCAAGAATCTGTTGACACAAGGTCTGGTGTAGCTGCCCAGTTAGAGCCGATGACTCTTGTCCCACAGGATTGGGCCTCTATAACGGGAACTCCAAATCCTTCCCCATAAGACGGTGCAAGCATCACATCCATAGTCGTATAGAAAGCAGCAAGAGTCTCAGAGTCAATACCATACTTATAGTCAGCCATGTCAGGGAACAAAATCTGTTCAGGTCTAATACCAAGCGACTCACACAACACAAACAGATTCCATCCACCAGCACCACCAAACGGGTCTGTATGCAAATACAGTTTCGCATCAGGCTTATCCTTAGCAAAAATACTGAAAGCCATAATGTTCTCAGCAAACGCCTTACGGTGCAACAAACCACCAGCCTTATTAGCTGCGTTCATACCCACAACAAAATCATCCTTACTCAAACCCATAAACTTACGAGTCTCAACCCCAGCCACCTCATAAGTAGGTTTCATAACCTTAGTATCAACAGCATGAGGAACATACTCACACATCAACCCATTCTGCTCCATCTGACGTTTACCATGCAAACTCATAGCAATAGGAACAACATTAGGTTTCTTCAACCAAGCCAACACAGAAGGCGGAATCGTAACGTGGTCTAACGGAGTCCAAGAAGCAATCTGAGGAATGTTATCCCAAGCTTTACCCTTGAAAACCCAAACGTCATACAAAGTGATAAGCAGGTCTTTCAACTTATCTTTTCTACCCTTGTTTACAATGTTGGCGTGATGAGCGTGATTCATAGGTAACACGTCATTGCTGTAAGGCTCAAAGCCCCTAGCATAATGAGGTATCTCACCAGCAGGAGTCTTGAGAACACTGTTAGTACCCTCTAAACCGAAATTAGATAGCGCAGCAACATCCGCTCCATCACGCTTCAAACGGTCAACAAGATAACCTGTTTGAACACCATAACCAGTAGGAACATACGGGCTGTTAGAAGCAACCGAAACAATACCCTTTAACTTTGACATAGGATTTCCTTTTTTTCGTAGGTAACAATAGACTAGCATAAGAAAACCCCCCTGATGCCTACGCACACCAAGGGGGTTTTCAGTCTAAGCCAAGGTTTAGCTTGCGCCACCCTTGAAGTACTTGACGTGACTTGCGTGAGTTAGGTTACCGTCAACACGCATCTTCACTCTGAATGTTGTTACATCCTGGTTGAAGGCATAGTCAGGTGACTGTGCAATGTCAATACCGCCAGCAACACGAACCTTGTATGAAGGTAAGTGACCGAATAGTACAGACTTAGCACCAGTTCCAACAGCAGCTACAGCAGGGTTCTCGTAGACTGGGAAGCCTAGAACCTGGTCTGGAGCGCCAGCAGTTCCTGGAACGAAGATGTAGTTTCCTGCACCATCCTTCAACTTGCGAAGAACACCAAGTGAAGTAGTTGACATCTGGAATCCAACACCAGGAAGCGCACGAGCAGCTCCATCTAGGTTGTATACAAGGTCAACTAGGTTGTCGTAAGTAAACGCACCTGAAACTCCAGTTCCACCTGTTACAGCAGAACCAGCCTGAGTTGATAGACCAAACGGCTGGACAGTTCCTGTACCAACAGTTAGGGCATTGTTTACTGCATAACCAATTTCGTTACCTGCTTGCTCTGCAATTAGAGAAGTTAGGTCGAATCCAGCATCTGCAATCAGTTCGTTCGCCACGCCAACCAAGAAGCTGTACTTGTATGCTCCAAGGGTGATGCTTGAGAATGTTGGGTCGCTTGCACCAATAGCAGCAGTCGCAGTAGCGATAGCAGCAGTTGAACGAGCGGTAAGGGTTGGAATAGTTAGGTTCTCACCAGATGTAGTGTTGAAAATCTGGCTTGTCTGCAACATAGGGCCAACAAGTCTTGCAACCTGGAAAACCTGGTCATAGAAAGACTGTGGAACTGTGTTGCTTGAACCAACCAAAAGACGCTTCTCAGCCTTGTTGAACTCGTGTCCTCTGCGCTCGCCCATAGCGATTGCACGAAGGATGTCAGCATCAGTTGAACGAGTGTCGTTTGATGGTGTGAAAGAAGAAGCGGCCTCAGCTGCTCTCTCTTCACGTTCTGCGGTTGCCTTGATTGACTCAATGAGCTTTGCTCTTTCGTCAATGTCAACCATAATACGCTCGTAAGTTTGCTTCTCGTCACCTGAAAGGTCACGCTTTTCTGAAGCAGCATTGTCTAGGAGAGCCTTAGCTTCTTCGTATGCTTTCTTACGGGCTTCTTGCTGAATGTTAATGTAATCAGACATTGAAACTCCTGTTTTAGAATTGATAAGGGATACCTGCGGTGCTAACACTCTACAGACGTAGCGGTGCTGACACTCAACTACTGCTTTAAGTCTAGTGAACAAAAATAACGTGTAAAAGAAAACCCCCACCAAGAGAAGGGAATAAACCTGGTGGGGGAGTCGCTAGAAAAGGGAATAACTAGCGAGTTTCTTTCACTTCAACAACCCGAACCTCTTTAGCTGGGGTGTCAATAGCGACAACTGCATCAGCGAACTGCTCCGCCAAATCTCTTACTACACCTACTGCTGGGTTACCAGCAACCTCTAGGATAGCCTGTACAATTTGTTCTTTAGTAGCCATTAGAGCATCTTTCCTTCCAGAGTGTGCTTCATCTGTAACAATCCTAGCAGATTAGGTTCTTCTACAGGTGTAACTTCTTCAACTTTTTCTTCCTGTGTTTCTTCTACAGGTTCTTCAGTAGTGTCACCCTTAGTCATCTGCTTGATAACGTTCTCCAACAAACCTGCTTGGTCTGGAGTGAGAGAGTCACTGGTCTCTAATGCTAAAAGCGCATCAGATAGTTTTTCAACATCAATTTGGTCTATGGAACGTACTTGTGCAACACTTGACTCGTAGGCTGGAAAGGTCACGATACTCACTTCTAGTAATCTTACGGACTCAAGGGTTCTAACGTTGCCGTCAGGAGACCAAGAGTCGGACTGGACATTGAAACCAAAAGACATCTTGTCAATGTCTCCTCGCTCCATAAGTATACTCAAATCTTTGCCCCTTGTGGTAGGTGCGAGTTCCGCTTCAACCCTAAGACCCTTAGAGTCCTCATACAAACGCATAGTGCCAGAACGGGTACTCGCTAGGGGTTCACCTGAATCGTGATTCCACAACAACTTCACATCATTGCGTGATTGTAAAGAACGTTTGAAAGCACCAGGAGCGATACGCTCAATAAACGGCAAAGGCTGGCTGTCGCTGTTGAACACAGCTGCATAACCAGAGAAAGTTAGTTTGTCACCTACAGCACGAATCTCAAACTCTGCATTAGAAATACGAGTCTCAGGTGTCGGCTTCAAACCATTTATTTTGCGTAGAGTAGCCATAATCTTTTCGGCTCTAGCATCAGCCCTCAAAACGACATCACTCATCAAATTCCTTTGCTTATCTGATTCTCTATCAACAATACCACGACTCCAAGTAAAGCCAGCGTCTCCGCCCCACGCATCCCACATTATTCTGCCGTTACTAGGGTTGCTAGTGTTGTAAAAGTCTTTACCCTTCTTGTCCACCTCATGGCGAGCAAAAAACGAGTACATCCTTTTCACAACACTCAAAGACATAGAGCGACCAGCAACAATGTCTGTAGCCCTACCCCAACCAACAGGAGTACCAGCACCAGTAGCCTTACCTTCTTCTTTCCAACGCAAAGCCCTAGCCGCAGCTTTCTTCATGCCTTCAGTCGGCTTATAGGTTGCTACAGCCCTAGTGTCCATAAAGTATGTGTTAGTAGATTAAGCGAGTTCCGCTAGTTCTGCTTCATGCACAGCAATAGCAGACTCAATGACAGCGATAGCTGCGTTAGACTGTTCAATTACTTCAGCATTGTTTAGAGCTTCAGCAGACTTCTTGTTTAGTTCATGCTGATAGCCCTCAAGGTTCAAGGCTTCTACACGCTGAGTCAACAACTGAATTTTCGCTTCGTTAGATACGTTAAATGACATTATTTCCTTCTTGTAGGGATTGTAGGTTTACAATCTGTTGTTCTAGTGACTCTATTTTAGCCACCAATACAATCATAGCGTTATAGGTATCTTCAAGTCTATCTACAACAGGGTCTTTGGTGTAGGTGCTTATCCAAGCTACGCCAGACCAAGTGTAGTCAACGCCTTCATAGGTGAAAGTTTCACCTGATGTTGGGTCGGTTGGGTATGGGATAGGCATGGTTTCCTTACTGTGGGATGTTATCTAGGATAGTCGTTTCAGCACCAGAAGCACCTGCACGAACAACAAGTTTTAGCGTACCTGCGTCAGTGCCATCACGGAAGTAGATACGACCTATACCTGCACCCGCATTGCCTGCTTGAGCAGT